TGAAATCCCGCCATATGACGAGATTAACATCAGTTACTATGGTTCTACAAACAATATTGCCACAATACAGTATTTAGAAGGCGGCAATCCAGTAGCTACATTGACTCTTGTTTATGCTACACAACCACCAACAGTTAATGATACAAACTTGGTAAACGTAAAAATAGCTTACCCATAACATGGCTTTCAAATTCAATCCATTTATTGGTAAACTTGATATTACAGGATCGGCGGGTGGCGGATCACCAACTGGCCCTGCTGGTGGTGATCTTGCTGGCACTTACCCTAATCCCACTGTAGATGGATTGCAAGGAACTCCAGTAAGCAATGTCACACCATACAATGGTCAAGTTCTCCAGTATAACGGAACAAACTGGGTTCCCGCAACAACACCATCTGGAGGCGGTGGTGGCGGTATTCTTTACTATTTGAATTTCAATACATCGGCAGACGCTCCAGTAACAAATATTCCTCAAACTCCAAATGCAACTAAAGAATTTGGAATTACCGGAGAAACCACGGCGACAAGTTATACTTCTCCGATTCTTTCTACTGCAAACTATGACTTTCTTGCCTCGTTTGCAACTGATCTCAATGTTCCAAATACTACAACAATTCCAGCAGGCATTTGGGATTTCAATGTATTTGTAGAAAGCACTACTACAAACAATGCAAATCAAATTTATTTTAAAGTTGAGATTCTAAAATACAATGGAGTAAATGCACCAACATTGATTGCAACATCAAACGACACTTACATCTACGATCCTGCTGAAATTACACAGCAAGTATGTTCAGTTGTAATGCCACAAACAACCATTCTTACAACTGATCGAATCGTTGTTTATATTTATGGCAGAGCGCATCAAAATAACAATAGACTAACCTTCCACTTTGGGGGGCAATATCCAACTCACGCGCATACAACAATCCCTTTATTTACGGGATCAGCAATTGTAAATGGAGGTGGAATTCCAACGATCATTGAACTTACGGAAGCGCAATACGCTGCATTGACTCCAGCACAAGTTGACCAAACTGCCACTTATCTTGTTAAAGGTAGCTCAACACAAAATTCTACTTCATACGAAGGCAAAGAATTTGGTGGATCAAAGCCAGTTTCATTGCTTTCACAGCCAGTAATTGTTGGTAACGCTACTCCTATTTCATCAACAATTCAAATTGGTTCAGTTGATTTTATTCAAGCAAGCCCATTTGATGTTAACAAGTTTTATTTCTCGCAAAACATTGGTGGCGGCGCGTTGGCAGCAATGTGGCGTGGAACGCTAACCAAGGATTCTGCAAATAGGATTTCTGGTGGAACAAACAGTTTTGGTGGGCAGCAAGCGTTGACATATTCTACTTTTAACGGGTCAAAAGGGGGTGGAATCTACGATGCTGATACGGTATTTATTCCAGATGAAAAAAATTCTGCCACAGACAATTATGGTAGAATTATAAAAGTTGACCTTTCCACAGGTACAACAAGTGAGGCTTGGAATTTCCAAACATCAACTCCTGCGGTATCTCGCGCAGACATAGCAAGCCAACTTTGGGCACCGCAAGATTGTATCGTTGATCGTGCAAATAATAAATTGTTCGTTTCGTCTGTATTTGCTTCATCAAATACGGAAGGAAGTAGCGTAGCGCGATTTTCAATTGATCCAACAACTAAAGTATTGACTCCTGATAGTTGGGTTAAAGCAGTTACTCCAAACGGGAGTAGTATTTCTTTTATTACGCGACTTGTATTGCTTCCAGACGGTTATATTTTCGTTGCAAACTACAATTATTCAACAAGCGCATTAGCATTCCAATCATTTAACGCTTATGGCTCTGCATCTGGAAATGCAGCGTCTGTAGGAATTTCTTTTGCATCCGGCAACCTTTGCCAAGGTATAGCATTTAAACCAGACACAAATGCTCCAAGTGGTATTGGTTATATATTGCTTGCATTACGCGCAGGCCCAGATGCAGGTAAAATTTACGCTTTCGATTACCAAGGCGCAGGCGTGTTTAATACAACTGCAACTGATACTGCAAATCTTACAACTATTGGTAAAAACGCAGGATTGTGGACAAATGCTTTCAATCTTGAAATTGGGTCAATTTCTGTAACGGCAGACGGTTCTATTCTGTGTGGCATTCGTAGCACTTCAACAACACCAATCCCACGCGCAGTTATTGCATTTAACTGGATTCCATATGCAAAATCTGGATCACTATCTACGCAAAACTCTGAAAATGTAAATATCACTGGAGGCTCGATTAACGGAGTCCGCAACCTTACTCCTAAAGTTGAGTATATCAATTCAACTCGTTATTGGTATAAAGACGAGCTTGCTAAATATATTCGCGTCCAAGCATGGGGTGCTGGCGGTGGAGGTGGATCGGGCCGCAAGGATTCTGCTGCAACAGTAGTTCGTTCTGGTGGTGCTGGCGGTGGTGGAGGGGCTTATGTTGATACATTTATTGATGCTTCAATCCTTCCAAACGGTTCAATTACAATTACAATTGGCGGTGGTGGAAATGGTGGTGCAGCACAAACAACAAATGCTACCAATGGGAATCCCGGCACGGCAGGAGGAACCGCATCATTTGGATCGTTTGCTCGCGCATCAGGTGGTGCTTTAGGTGGTGGTGGTACTGCCGCTGCCGTTACTGGTGGTAATGGCGCATTGAACGGCAATGCTGGTGGTGGCTCATCTGCAACTGGCGCTGCTGGATCTGCTGGTTCACCAAGCGCAACTACTGCCCCTGTAGGAATGGGCGGTGTTGGGGGCGGTGCTGGCGGTGGTCTTACTACTGCTAATGCAACATCTGCTGGTGGAGCAGGCGGCAATTCATATTATGGAGCATCACTTGCTACTGGTGCTGCTGGAACATCTGGTGGCGGCAATGGTGGTGCAGGTGTTAATCCAACTAACATTTCCCAAGCAGGAACTGGTGGCGGTGGTGGTGGCTCAAACACTACTGGTGATGGCGGCGCAGGAGGAACTGGCGGATTTGGTTCTGGCGGTGGCGGTGGCGGAGCATCACAGAGCGGAAACTCTGGCGCAGGAGGAACTGGCGGAAACGGATTCATGATTGTAACAACCTTTTACTAATATGTTAGAACGATACGCAATTATTAACGAGGCAGGAAACTGGTTGGAAAACATCATCGTGCTGGATGTAAACGATGCAAATGGGTGGATTCCAGAAGAAGGAACAATCATCAAATTGGCAAGCGAAGTTGATTTTTCAACATTAGCAGAAAAACCCGAATAATGGATACACACTCATTTAACGCAGGAATGGCAGGAGTTCTTGCTACGGCAACTTCGGTAGGAATTTCATTGCTACCAGAAGTGGAGCAATGGTTGCGTATTGTATCTCTTCTTGTGGGTATCGCAGTTGGTATCGGATCACTTATCGTTCTTGCGCGTAACTGGAATAAAAACAAATGAACCCAAAACAAATCGCACTTGGACTGATTATCATCTCGTTTGCATTTCTCACTATGGCATTTTTGACTGGGTGCGAGACACTTGGAATTTCACTACAGACAGATTACGGGCGGTTGACATATGAACTTCCCGAACCAAAAGGAACAAAGAAATGAAAATCGTAAATATACTACTTCAACGCTTGAGTGAAAATAGCACTTGGCGCGGATTGATTCTGATTGCTACGGCAGTCGGAGTAAAGATCGAACCAGAACTTCAAGAGTCCATTATCGTTGCTGGGCTTGGACTCGTTGGTCTTATCAATGTAATTCGTAAAGGATGATTGTTCCTAATTCCAGACCGCAACAAGCGAAGGAGAAGACTCTTGCTATGGTAATCAAAGCAGGAATCGAAGATCGTGTTGCTCTGGTTGGAATTCGTGGATACTACTCTGAAACTTTCGCGCCATCTGGAAACCAAAGGGGCATCTACGACGATGCGATTATACTATTATCTCCTTCTGTTCATGCTACTTTCAACGCCAATACTGATCCATCGGTTTTTAAGAAAGGTATTGCTGTGCTTAAAACTGGGGTGCATCGCTTTCGTAAAGGCAATCATGGTATCAGTAAACCCGGAGGCGGCTACCCAGCGTTGCGACCTGCTAACGCAAAGGAAGAACTCCCTGTTACGCGAGATGGCGAAGGTGATTCGATGGGAGTAGCAATCAACATCCATAAGGGCGGGTATAACACAACATCGTCATTGGGATGCCAGACGATCTACCCATCGCAATGGGACGGGTTCATAAATCTAGTATACTCTGAAATGAGCAGATACAACCAAAAGACGATACCATATCTATTGGTGGAACAAACATCTTGACAGAAACCTTAACTATCGTTAACGATAAAAACTATGAGTTGCGGAAATTCCAAAAGTTCTAAATGCAATCCGTGCGGCCCAAGTGAAGACGCAATGAATGAGATTGCTAATCGTGCAGCTTACTACGCTCGTATAGCAATCGAGGCTGTTAATCAAGCCACAACTGAACCAGAAACTTGGGAATATGTTTCTGATGGAACTCAAACTACATTTAATATTTCCGAAGGCGTAAGTCAAGTTAGCGGGGGATATATTGTTCACATTGATGGGGTATATCAAAAACCATCAAATTATTCAATAAATAATACCGCACCTAAAACACTTGTCATGTCAACTCCAGTTCCAGCGGGATCGGAAATAACAATAACCACTCATTAAATATGCCACTAACTAAAGCAACTCAAAACGTAATAGATGGAATTGTTTCTACTGGATCAACTGGAGTATCCGTTGGGTCATTTATTGTAGGACAGCAATACAAAATTACTTCTCTCGGAACAACCACGCAATCGCAATGGAATACAATTGCTGGAACCACAGGACAAACTTATGTCGTAGGATCACTATTCACGGCAGCAACTGATGGAGCAAGTTCTGGTAATGGCGCGGCAGCAGTAGCAAGGACATTGGCAAATCGCTTTGCTGATGTGGTCAATGTCAAAGATTTCGGTGCCGATCCTACTGGAGTAGTTGACTCCTCAACGGCATTTCAAAATGCTTTGAATCTAATTCAATCAAGATCAAATGGTGGAACTCTTTTTATTCCTGCTGGAAATTACCTTGTAAACACAACTCTTACTTATAGTAATAATTCTTTAACAATAGTTGGAGAAAATGAAAAAGTAACAAATATTATAAAATCTTCTGGGACTGATTTGTTTGTTTTTAATGGTAGAAAATTAGGTGCAACTGCTGATTTTATAACAATTAAAGGAATTAGGTTTTTAAGTGCTAAAACGGGTTCTGGTGCGGGGTCTGCGATTAAGGCTATTTGGCCAGAAAATATGTTAGCAAGACCATGTTGCCATTTTGAAAATTTAGTATTTTTTCCTAATAGTGAAAATGGAGCAACTAATTGGTGGGATAATTCAATTTATATTAAAAACGCATCGCAATCTACGATTACAAATATAAAATCTTGGGCAGTAAATTCAAATATTCAAACACATATCCGATTGGATTACTCCAATAATCCATCTTCATTTGCCGTGTTGATGCAAAATCTTTTTTTCCAAGGTGGGTTATATGGAATACACCAAACAGGTTGCGTTGAAATGTTGATGATTTCAAAAGGTGAAATTGTAGGATCACAAATTGGAGTATTTGCAGATTCATCTTCGTCATTACTTCCTACTTCACCTGTTGGATATAACCCATTGATTGATATAAAAGATATTCATATAAACTCAAAAGAATGGAATATTAAAACAATAAATTGGGACGCTATAAATATTAGCGGAGTAGATTTTTATCATGGCGTTGGATCAGGAACAGATATTAATGGTGGGAATATATATATTGAAAATACAACAGACCCATCTGCATCAAGAGGAAGGCATAGAATAATAAATAATAAATTTGAAAGCCCACTAAGTTTACCAATAAATGATATTGGGTTGCATTTTAAAAGTATTGGTAAAGCAATTGTTTCTGGAAATCTTTTTCTTAAAAATTCATTTAGAAATATATTTTTAGAAAACTGTAATCAAATAACAGTTAGTGGAAATGCATTTTATCCCGGATTTGCAATTGATAATTCTATTCGCGTAGAAAACACAGTTGCTCCATTAACTGATTCGGTTAAAACAAGAATCGTAGGAAATACATTTGAAAATGCCACAAATGCTATTCGGATTGAAGGCGGGGCTTCTGATTGTGATATTCTTGGAAACACATTTGATGATATTTCAATCCCAATTTTACTTGATAATCCAAGAATTTATGGTCAACAAATTGCAATTCAAGGAAATAAATCAGCAGCATGGGAAAGAAAATTACTTGAAGTAAATTCTGCAACTCCAAGTGTTAGTGGAGCGCAAGAAGGATTGTGTTATTTTGCAAATTCAACATCAACAACAATTACAAATTTTATTGATGGATTTGCTGGACAAACTATAGATATTGAATCAACCAATGGAAATACAATCATACAACACAACGCAGATATTAGGCTGCAAGGTGGAGTAAATTTTTCTATGACAACCGGGAATAGATTGTATTTGCGAAAAGAAGATTCTTCATCTGGATCATCTTGGTATGAAACTGGAAGATTAACATAATTTATGAGCTACTGCACACCTTGCCCACCATGCGACACGAACTTTCCGTTGTTGTGTGAACCACTTGAAACAACTGCCAATGGTAAACGATTGGTAGTAGAAGACTCTGCTGCTTGTCAAAAAACAATTCAGTCTCCAGTTGCCCAACAAGTCTTGAAGACTGATGGTGCTGGCAATCTGACTTGGACAAACGGAGCGAGTGGAACTGTCTTGAGGAAAGATTCAACCGGACTGCTTGAGTTTGCTACGCTTAATAGCGTTCTTCAGTCAGGCCCAGTTGATCTTGGTAGCCAACCATTGACTACTACCGGAGCATTGACTGTAGGTTCACTTTCTCCAACGCTTGCTATTACAGCATCGTCACTGACTGTTTCTGGAGCGACATCTACTGGATCATTGAGCGTGAGCGGAGCGACATCGACCGCCGCGATTACTTCAAGCAGCACTATCCTTGCCAATGGTAACGCATCCAAGATTGGATACAATACTGGTGCTGGCGGGACGATCACCCAAGGCGCAGGAGCAAAGACAAACTCTGTTACACTCAATCGCCCTACTGGAATTATCGTAACCGATAACGCTGCACTCGCGGCCGCTACTGCCGTTACCTTTAACTTGAGTAATTCGGTAATCGAGGCTACGGACATTGTTGTGATAAGTCACATCTCTGGTGGAACGCTTGGTTCATACAACTTTGCGGTAGCTCCAGCGGCAGGCAATGCTAACATCGTGATTAGGAATATCACCGCAGCAAGTTTGTCTGAAGCACTGACATTGCGCTTTATCGTAATCAAGAGTGTCAACGCATAATGCCAGCAGAAGGATCAGTCTTTGATGGATTCACAAGTATCATCGCGCAAGACGCAGATACTCATCCATCGTATTTACCAGAATCTGTAGTATCAGAATCGGTAAATAGGACATTCCGAGGTGGTATTAACCGGACAAGACCAAGCATTCGGAACATACCGATTATCGCTGGAGCGGGACAAGATGAGACTATCGTTAACGATATTCTTGGTGGTAGTTTCCAAGGCGCGTATCCGTATCGGGCGACTAACTTTAGAACAAACGATGGGATTCTGCTATCAGTATCTGGGATTATCTACTTCCTCAAGATCGTAAACAACCGAGCATTTGCCTACAAGATCATCGAAGGTAACGATCCGGGTATGATGCACACATGGTTCGTGCAAGCTGAAGATCGGGCGTATATCCAAAATGGCTACCAGAATGCGATAGCATGGGATGGAGTATTAGGAACTCTGACAGCAAATGAAATCCAAAACGGAGACTACTGCGAGATTGTATCGGTCGGAACTACAGACTTCACTATAATCGGCGCACCATCCAATACAGTTGGCGTTAAGTTCACCGCAGTCATCACAGACACTCAAAGAGGAACGGGAACAGGAACAGTCAAGCTGCCTGCCTACCGACTGAATCCATACTTGGCAAAGATGCCGATTGGAACGATCATGGAGTATGCCTTCGGGCGGGTCTTCGTAGCTGATAGGTTCAACCAAATCTACGCATCTGACATCATTTATGGTGGTGGGTTTACTGACACAAAGAATACCGAAAACTTCACAGAGATTGGATATTGGGCAGAAGGCGGGGCATTCTCAACACCTGCCATGATGGGAAATATCACAGGGATGAAGGTCATGCCACAGATTGGAACTAACCTTCGCGGCCAAGGCGAGCTTGTAGTCCTTACTGGTAACGGAGCGTTCTCAATGGATGTGTCTATCCCAAGAAGCCAATGGAATACTTCAAATATCCAGCGCATCTCACTCCTTGGGCGAGGATGCACATCTCCATACCTTGGACTTGCCAACTCGGAGCTTTGGTTTAGGTCACACGATGGTTGGGCATTCTACTCCAACAGTCAATCTGAGTTTGCCAGATACTTCTCACTTCGTAAACTATCGAGGGAAGTGAACAAGTGGGTATCAAATGATACCCCATGGTTGAAGCAATTCGCTTCTACGATGTTTTTCAACAACTATATTATCAGCACAGTAGCACCACAGACCTATCGCGCAGAAGGTGTAGAAGGGCTGAATAGGTATCATAGGGGTATGGTAGTTCTCGACCTCGACCAATCTTCTTCACCCGCACCGGATGCACAGCTTCAATTTCGTTGGAATGGTATCTGGACTGGCATTAGACCAACTCAACTTCTTACTGCATTGATAACAGGAGAAAAAAGGGGATTCGGATTCTCGTTTGATAAAGACAACAAGAACCGACTTTACGAGTTCACCATAGCCCAAGGTGACGACTACGGCCCAAATGGAAGCAGGCAGATTGATTCCTTCTTCACAACTGGTAGGTATGACTTCAATCGAAGCGGGGCTACCAACAAGTTCCTCCGCAAGAAGATTACTGGTGGAGAAATGTGGATGAGTGAGATTAAAGGACAGGTAGAAAGCGATGTTGATTTCCGTGCTGACTCTAACCCATGTTGGTCACAACTAAAAGTTCCTACGACATTCGGGTGTGATCCATGTTCACCAGTAGTAACTGAATGCTTTCCACAACGAGGCGGTAATCGCTACAAACGCTACAAGTTTAACACGCCAGACCCAAGTGAGTGTAATGACTTAGCAGGCATTCCATCGGTAGAAGGAAGCGAGTTTCAAATCAGAGTTCATTTAACCGGAGCAGCTACAGTTGACCGAGTAAGGTTGATGGCAAACATCAAGAACAACGATGACTCTCCAGTTGGTGACTGCCCCGAAGAAAATCAAGAATGTGAACCATTTTTGTGTTGCCAAGAGAAATATTGGGAATACAATATCGTAAATTAAATCCAATGGACAATCAAGATTCAAGCCCTGCAATTACATTTCCAAATGTTCCAGATGACTTCTGTCCAACTGGTAACTGGCAGAATGTATTTCAGCAATTCATTGATGAAGTTCTTACTAACGGAACAATCAATGTGCCGGGGCTTGGCGATGTAACTCCACAGCAAGTTGCTCAAATCAACCAAACTCTTGCTGACCAGCAAACGCAGATTTCGGCAAACACGACGAACATTGCCAATCTTACTACACAGGTTAATGCTATTCCTGTCATTAAAGCGCGTTATGGTAATATCGGCAGTGTTCCTGTTGGTGACTCTATCCAGACTGTATCGTTTGCTGCATTGCCTTCGGCGACCTACGGAATTTCTATTACACCTACCTGCAATGCAACGATTGGAACTTCTGCTACACCATTGTTTGCTTTGGTTGATGGCAGCAAAACAACTACAGGATTCTCTATCCGTGTAGAAAACAACCTTTCTCAAATAACAAGCGTGGACTGGATGGCGGTTCACACTTCGTAATAAACAAGCCATAAAGAAAATAAACATATGACACCACTAAAAGGAACTGATCCGAAGTTGACGAGCGGAGGCTCACCCACTCGCGGAATGATTCGTGAAGGTATGGGAAACATGAACCCACCTAACACTGGCAAGAACCCATACTCCAGCGCACCGCTTCCTAAATCTGGCAAGCCAGTAGGCTCAAAATAATTATCGGAAACGATAAAAATGGTATCCGTAAACGATAGTTGTTGCTCATCTTCTTTGGATCGCAAATTTAAAGTTGGCGATACCAGAGAGGATGGCTATCGTTTTTCGCAATACCAAAAAAGAAAAAATAGTCTTGGGCAAATCATTGTTTATGAGCAATGGCTATCTCCAGATGTTTACGATAAAGAGCGATCAGCAAGGCTTGCAAGAGACAGGGAAAGGAAAAGAAAACATAGGGAAAATCCAGAGTATAGGAAAAGGCACAATGAATATATAAGAAATCAAAGAAAAAGCCCAGAGTTTAGAGAAAAAGACAATAAATACAGAAGCGAAAAAAACAAAATAAGAAGGGCTACCGACGAGCTATTTAGGCTTAAATGCAGTATGAGGTGTATTATTGCTCAAGCATTTAGATTAAATGGATACAAAAAAAAATCTAAATCTGAAAAAATACTTGGTTGCTCATGGGGTTTTTTGAAATCATATATTGAAGCCAGATTTCAAGATGGTATGTCGTGGGAGAATCGTAATGAATGGCACATCGACCATATTATTCCACACTCGAAAGCCAAAACAAAGAAAGATGTAATAAGATTAAATCACTACACAAACCTTCGCCCTTTATGGGCAAAAGATAATCTTATTAAAGCAGACAATTTGATAGAGGAACAATTAAACTTAATCTAAGTATGGCTGACACATTAGAAGAAATGGTTGAGATTGTTAAAGGGTTTTGTGGTGATTCAGGTGTATGCTCTTACGATAGAGCCGTTAAATCCATAAACCAAGCGCGACGACTGCTCTGGAATAAGCGCAATTGGACTACACAAGAAGAGTATGTCCAAATTTGCTGCGTGAACGATTGCTTTACGCTTCCGTCTCGATATGAGCAAATCAGACTGGCGTGGATTGGAAATGAATCTGCCAGTCTCGGAGACGAATGGTTCAATGCGACCAATGCTTTCGCGCTTCATGCGGATCACTCATGCCATAGGGGGATCGTAGAGGTAGGAGGACTCCATGTTCTCTTCCGCGACTACACAACGCATCCATACCAAATCGGGGTAATGGCCGAGGAAGCTGAAGACATCGGCGTAGAGTTGATGTTTGAAGCGCAAGACCAGTATGACACCTACCACAAAGTTAAGGTGACTACTGCCAATCCTCCAACGCTGGCGAAATCTGATCTCCTTGTGAAAGGAATTCGGGCAGTCAGCAAGCCAGTAACCAAAGGCAGGATTCGCGTGTATGCCTATGATACAGCATTAGAAGCAAAAACTCTCATTGCTATCTACCAACCTAATGATGCTCACCCTACATTTCGTAGGTTCAAAGCACCGAGGACTTGCGAGTGTATCACGCTTTACGCATCCAAAAAATACTTTGATCTAACTGATCCAAAGGAACTGATGGAGTTTAGCGCGGATGCAATGATCTATGCTGTTCTTGCATTGAACTCGCGTGAGAATCGTAAGGCACAGGAGTTCTTGAGCAACCTCGCCCTTGCCGTGCAGGAGCAAGAAAAAGAAATGGAGAATGTTGAGATACCAACAGCAGGGCCAATCCGCTTCGCTAACTATAGTCGGGCAGAGAACCTAATCGGGTCTGACCTACTATCTCCATCACCAAACGACTACTTCCTCTACCGATGACGCTGACAATTCCAGATAAGATTGATGCAAGGAACGTAGTTGGATATGGTGATCCAGACTACGAGCTAAACTTGATGGACTTGGAGATTCTAAAACTTCCTCCACGTGAATGTCCGTTGGTTCACAAGTTCACTCCGGGGATGTATATTCGGGAAATCTATATGCCGAAGGATACGATTCTCACAACCTTGCTCCATCTGACTACGCATCCATTTTTCGTGATGAAGGGTGATGTGACTGTCTGGTATCATGGCATTCCTGCCCATCGTTACAAAACGGGCTACAGTGGCATTACAGAAGCAGGAACAAGGCGTATGCTCTACACGCATAGAGATACAATCTGGACTACCTGCCATGTCACAGACTTAACTGATCCAGACGAAATTATTGACAGCATCACTTCCAGAGACTTTAATCCTCACATCGCCAAGGAAGACCCAAGGGTGCAGAAGTGGCGGCACAATCGAACCGACTTAATCAAATGAGATTTCTTCTACCAAACCCATTAGGCAACGACAAACATTCTCAGATGTTTCACTCCAGCGGATTCGCTATTGCTGCTGGTGTGGTTGCTGTAGGTGCGGCGGCAGGGTCGGCAGCTATCTCCATGTCGGCAGCGGATAGGGCAAAAAGAGCGCAAGGTGCAGCATCTAAACAATTTCAAAAACAACAAAGAAAAGCTACCAAAGGATTTGTTAAGGGACAAGAACAAGTCCAAGGAATGATTGGTGAAGTCAAGGCTCCAGAGTATAACCTTGGAGCAATGATCGGTGACGCTGGTCAGATTTCAGATTACTATCGTAAACAACTTGAGACATTCCAGCCCGGAGCAGCACAGCAACGTCAGCAAGCGCAGACTCAAATTGGGCAAGCAATGGACGTGATCTCCACTTACCTCCGTGGAGATATACCACAAGATGTCAAAGATCAGATCACGCGCAATGTTGCTGAAAGTGCTGGCGCAGGATTCAACCCAGCAACAGCAGGAAGGGCTGGCGGATTCCAAGCAGCACAAGGGCAGATGGCGCGTAACCTTGGATTGACTTCACTTGATATTCAAAGACAAGGATTGGCAGCAATGCCATCAGTTCAAAACACGGCAATGAACTGGCAGCAGTTGGCGCGAGCATTCACAGCAGACCCACTCGATGTAGGAAGACTACAACTTGGCTACCAAACTGCCCAAGCAGAAGTTGGCTTGCAAAAAGCTAAGATGACAGGTGATGTGTTCAAGAACATTTACGCAGCACAATCCGGTTTGGCAGATCAAATCTACGGAGCGAATAAGGAAAACATTGCTTCAAGTTACGCAGCACAGCAAGCAGTCGGTCAAGGTGTCTCTGACATTGGTAAGGCTACCTCTGGCGCGTTGATGGGAATGAGTGGTGCTGCTGGAATGATGGGAACATCAACAACGCCAAATGCTGGAGGATTCTATGGTGGAGAAATAGGTGCGGCCAACGCATATAAGGTAGCCCCATCACAATTATCATATCAAAAACCTACAGGTGGATTTATGGGTATTGGTGGAACCAGTGGCGGTTATTACTATGACCCATCTGGGGTATATGGAAGATCATAATTTATGTCTATCGCAGAACTCATAATGACAGGAACCAACCGCGCATCGGAATCTACCGCATGGGTTGGAGATTCTTTGGCTAAACTTGGTCAGAATGTAGGACAAGCCTTGGCACAACGCGAGCAGCAGAAGCAAGCGCAGGAGATGCTGCCATTCTTGCAACAAGGTATGCAGGAGTCGATGGCACTTGCTGGACAAGGGCAATCTGGGGCAGCGTATAGTAAGATGCTTGGTATGTTGACTCCAGAAGTGATGAATAACCCACAGTCAATGACACTTGTTAAGTTGGGATTTGATGCTATCGGAAAGTCAACTGATGATTTTCTGTATAGTCAGAAGACTGGAACTAGCGGACTTGAATCCATGCTTCCAATTCTTGCGATGACAAATCCGCAACTCGCAGCAAACCTATCATCACAATTACATACGAATAAACAAGATTATACAACTCCTAATGAATTTGTTGGCCCAACTAATGAGAAAGTTGAACCGGAACTTCCAACAAAAGGCGGAATGGAACCTCGTATTATTCCAGAAGGAGCTTCTCTAAATGCTATACCACAAACTCCATCTGCTGTAGCTACTCCAAGCCAAGTAGGGCCAACAGAGCAAGCAAATCCACCATCTAAAACGCAAGTAATAGTAGCAAAAGGGTTTGAGGACATAGACAAAAAATTAAAATCTGGAGTTCCGTTTAGTTCTGTAATGGCTGAATCAACAAAAATGATATGGCCTAAAGATCAAGTTGAGAAATATTCTAAAGGCTTCATAGCGATTCCAAGACTCGCAAAGTATATTCCCGGCGCTGAAGGCATTGCAAAGCTAGACGATCCAGAGACATTAAGACAAAAAGGAATGAACATCTCATCAAAAGGCGGTGTATCATTAAGTTTTGAAAACGTAGACCCTCTTTATGATTATCAAGAATCAAACAAGCCATTTAGAGATACAGTAAACGAGGCCATTTCAACATTGGATGCAGATAACGGCCTGCAAAGAGCAATAAAAATACTAGGCGGATTTGAGAATGTTTCTTTTACAACATTGTCTGGGAAAGATTATATTACCTACGAAGAAGATGGTAAAAAGAAAAAGATAGAAGTCAAAAATGATACCCGTAAAGCTGCGACATATATACTCGGAGTTCCGCAAGCGGCGAAGAATGCAATGATGCCTCTATACGGAACGGAGATTGATATTCCTGCTGTCGGATCAAAAATAGATGTTAAATCATTAGAGGGAAAGATTGGAACTGATCCAAAAACTGGGAAACAATTTAAGATTGTAAACGGACAACCAGTGCCTCTATAATAAACAATATGAGCATTCGTATTGAAGACCTCGTTTTCGATGGAGGAGGCAACAAGGTATCTATTGATGATCTTGTATTTGATGAAGGAAAGCAGCAAGCATTCCAAGAACAGGCAAAGATCAACGAATTCAAGCGAGTCCCAGAGATGATCAATCTCTCTGGCGGTCTTCCTGTAGGCGGAGAGCCTATGGTTGGTGGCCCAGATATATTGGCTATGGAGCCGGGGCAAACCAAGACCTTCATGGAAGGTGAACCAGTAAAAGTAGAAAGTGAAAGTGGACGAGGAAAAATCTCTTCTTTTGTTGAAGGCAAACCAGTAGAGGTTCGTCGCGCCCAAGCAATTGATATTGGTGGTAAGATTATCCAAGAACCAATTAGCCCAGATGGGATGACGCTGGACTTCCGAGGGAATCTGATCAAAGAAAAGACCAAGGAACTTCAGTCTGCTTCTGGTCTTCCATTCTCTGAATACATGAGCAAGTCCAATGCTCTGCGTTCAGAGTTGTCCAAACTACAGCAGGATCAGCGGAAGCATGAGGCTAATCAATTAGACTTCTTGAGTAGATTGATTACCGGAAAAAAGGGAGTCTCTGTAGATATAGAGACAGGGCTTGGAGAGGAAAGAGTAACTGGAGCAGAAGGTAAAATCACAACTGTTCCAATCCGAACAAGGACTGGCGCGGCCATTAAGGCTATCGGTGATCAGCGCGAGTTCATAGACAACATTATCGGAAACGATAAATTTTTGGACTACATCAAGACCAAGGGGATCGACACTCCGGGCATGATGTCGCGGATGGCTGGTCAGTATCTGAATATTGGAGAAGCACCAGATAGGATTGCTGAACTAAAACAGAATCCAGAAGTAAGGAAGCTCGCAGAGGAATGGGCGATGACAACTCCAGATTTCATGGATACCGCTACGGATATCTTCAAGCGAGCATGGGATGGATACGCTGGAGCAGTTGGGTCTGGAACTATTGGCCCGATTGGTATGCTATTGAAGGAAGCTGGATTTGAGCAGTCGGGGCAATCGCTAATCGAGGCTGCTGAATATGCAGACCAAATGAGACTGAAAGGTCAAGACCCAAGAAAGGTTGGAGCATTAGCTCAGTTCAGCAGAGATGTGTCCAGCGGACTTGGGTTTACTGGAGCTGCAATCGTTACTGGTGTATTAGGAAATACTGCTCGCGCTGGTCTTGGCTTGAACTCTGCAAGAGCAATTGATCTATTTCAAAAAGCGAACACACTTACATTCACTGGACTTAACTCTGCATGGCAGGGATACTCAGAAGCTAAAGCAGATGGAGCTACTGATGATCAAGCAAAGCAAGCTGCATTATTTACTGGCCTTACTCAAGCTCCATTGGAACTGGTATCTCCATTACAAAAGTGGATAAGTAGATTTGATGGTAAGCAACAGACACGTTTATACAAAGGTCTTTTTAAAGCTGCCGAGGCAATCGTTGAAGGAACTGAAGAAGCATTTTTTAATGAAATGCCACAGCAGATTGCTGGAAATTTGGTTAAGAAGTTTGTTTACAATCCTAACCAAGACATCTTTGAAGGAGTAAAATATTCCGGTGAGGTTGGCGGGGCATCTGGTTTAATAGCGTCTATATTTACACAGATGATTGCTGGTAAAAAAGCAAAGACCAAAGCAATACAAGGTGATCAACAAGGTTCAGCGGAAACTGATATTGAATCTAAAGCAGATGCTATTGCTGACCAGTTAGCTCCAGATGCAGTATCTGATCTGGCGCAACAGATGACTGCCGTGAGCGGAGAGATCGACAATCTTAAAGAGGAGATTGCTAACGACGAGATGGGGCTACAAGCGATTGAAAAGACCGATCCAGCATACCAAGCCGCCGAACTAGCACTGAACGAAAAGAAAGCCAACCTCGCGCAATTACAGGCCCAATTCGATAAGCTATCTGCAGGCCCAGCAGAGGCTAAGGAAGCACCATCGGCAGGAGAAGTAAAGCCATCCGCTACCAAGGAAGAAGCTCAAGCCAAGATCGAGGAACTCAACAAGGAGTTCGACGCATTGGATGAGAACGACCAAGCGGGGATTGATAGGGTAAACAAAGCTCTCGCAGTAGAGCAGAATAAACTCGCTGAACTTACTGCTATCGAGCAAGGCGTCGAACCACAAGGCACAACTCCAACTCGTCAACCACAACTACCAGAGTCTGGACGCAGATCACCATTCGGAACCTTCTATCCAGAACGCCCAGTCCTCCAAGCGTTCATGTCTGCTACAGACAAGGTTATTGGGAAGATTCAAGCTACAGGTAAACGGGCGCAGAAGCTGAAGAACTCTATCCGAACAGCAGTAGCAAACAACGCTGGTTTCTTGGCAGGCACAAATACTCAAGTTATCTCCTCCGAGGAATACAATAAGCTGACTGGGAATAAACTTTCCGCTGATAGTGGAACATACAAAGCTGTCTACTTCAATGGTAAGAAGTATCTAGTTATCCCAGATGTAAACGTCCTACAGCAAAGAGCTATTCAAGGAGAACAACGGGCGGCAAGTAGAGACGCTGCACTGGATCAAGAGTCACGGGCAGCAGCCAAGAAACTGGAAGAGGAGATGATCCATCTCTCCATGTTCCAAGGTATCCAAGACGAGTATAAGGCTCTCAAGAAACCTAAACTCACAGAGCAGGAATACATCGTAAAGCGGCTTGTTGATATAGCTAAAGAAGTAAAGCGCACGAATCCAAACGCACTGCCGGGCGTATCTGAAGTCTACTTGAATCAAAAGAACAAGAACCTCGATGACCTTACCTTCTCTCAAGAGTTCATGCGAATGGTTGCACAGCGTGTAAGGACGGGGCAGATCACCGAGGATTTGAATGCTATCAGAGCAGCAGAGAAAGAAGCATTCTCTGACAAAGATAAAGGAATAATCAGGGCATGGAAGGACTCACTCCTCAATGCTCTCCAGTTTCTCCGAAACTCCATCGCTCGCTACCTTGGAAAAGGAACCTCGACTAGAGAAGTAGAGAAGATGCTGAACACGATGAATACCATCTTGGATGAGTATGGCATCGTGAAGGGTGAGGCTAACTACGAGTTTAAAGATTACTCTGACGCTCAACCTAAAGGTGAAGTGAAGGTAGCAGAAGTTGCGCCGCTCACTGAGCAAGTTGCGGAAGTTGATAAAAACAAAGTCAGAAGTATTGAAGAGGCCAGTCAAGAGACTGGAGTTCCTCAAGAAAAGATTCTTGCTGCCGCTCAACGTGGAGAGATAGCAGCGGCAAAAGTTGGAAAGAATTGGAGATTTGGTCAGCGAGCAATAGACGAAATCAATTCTAAATTATCGGAAACGATAACTCCAGCAATCGAAGCGAAGGCCCAGCCATACTACGAGATATTTGAAATATTCAACAAGTATGGAGAAAATCGCAGGGAAGAAATGATTCAAGCCACTGCTGACAACCCAGAGCAAGCCGCACAACTAATACGTCAGACTGACAAATACAGAAGACTTGCAACGCTAAAAAGAAACAAACAGATACGTTTGTTTTCTATGGGGCAACCTGCTGTTAAAAGACTTCCGGGCCAATCTGGAATCATTGCAGAGGCAGGCGTAACTCCAGAAGGTCAACCAATGTCCAAGAGGTCTGAATCTGCAATGAAGCGGATCAGCAATGGAATAGTGAGTGACTTGAATAGATTGGTGGAATCCTTAAAGCCAAAAGAAAACAAGGCACTCCAAGAGTATAAGTCTAAAACCACAGAGAAAGGCAAGACATATCCAAGACATTTGATCTCTCCGTATTCTGTAGCCGCTAATCTATTCACATCGAATGCATTCACCGCTGGAACAAATGCACTAAACAAAATCTTTGAAGGCAATCCAGATGCAGACTTCTTTAGAGTAGCCCAAGACATGGGCGGCATGGATGAGGCAGCAATCCAGCGAGCATACAGCATCAACTCTGAAGAGCAGTTGGTTCTTTCTCAACTGATGTATAAGATGATGCCAACATTCATTGGTCAAGTAATGGATTCAAGTATGCCATTGTCTGCCCGTGAAGCATTTGCATTGGATGCAAGAAATGTAGAAGCTAATCTTGCAAGGAAAGTAACCTTATCGCTTCGTGAGTCTGGGCGTAAAACCCAGTACGCAAATACATTGAGGAATATCGGTGGCGCGGGAATGGCAATCCAGTCCTACAAGTCCAGCATCATTGATGCAATGGGCAACATCTATGCCCTGACTAAAGTTCCATTTGAAAACATCGCCAATGTAATCAGAGGTGATCGAAGGAAGTCAGTAGATAAAGTAGCCAACATCCAGAGTGTATTCCGCAAGGCAGTCTCACTCATCAAGCAATCCCAACTGAATCCAGAGAAGGTGCGCCAATCCATCCGCGCCGAGGTTGGTAAGAAGAAGAACGAAAGCACCCGCAAAATCCTACTGGATTTCAGTGCAGGACTCTTCGACACCAAAGAAGACAAGTATGCCAACATGGTAGTTGACCAGACTGTTCAAAACATCCTTGCGATTGGGATGAACAGGAAAGGATTCTCGATTGATAATGTCAGCAACTTCATGTATCAGTCCTTCGCTACTGCTGCAAGGCAGATGGGAGTCCAGATGGCTGGAGTTCCAAAGCAGAAGGCTGGAAAGCGGAGCGGAAAATACTTGGAAATGGTGAAGGCGGTTATCGGAAACGATAATGCTTACAAGGCATTCTTGGCCGACCTATCCAACCGGATGGCAGAGAAGTATCAGAGCAAAGAAGCATTCAATAAAGACTTCGGTGATTTATTCAAATCCCTCCGTTCAAACGAGTGGGCAGACAGCTTGAGAACTCAAGCAATCAAAGACGCAACTGATGCTATCAACTACAAGTTCGCCGATCTATTCCAATACCTTGGAGAGAAGAGGAACGCTACCCAAGCTGGAGTTCGTGAGCATATCCGCGCAGAGCTTCGCGGAACTGGCGCATCAAACGAACTGATCGATAAATTTATTGCAGATGCAGATGCCTATCTCAACCAAGAAACCAACAGGATTCTGACAGATAAACTTGGGTTCACAGTCAACGAAGAGACTGGAAAGGTAACTCCAAAGCCACTGATGAGTAAGAAGATTAAAGAGGAGGCGGAGGCGCAGTTCAAGAACATCAAGAATCTGAAAGATATCACCAAGCTATCCCTAACCGACGAAGGTAACTTCAAGGAAGGATTGATCAGCAGGATCATTACAGAGATTGGAATGTCCAAGGAGAATGCGACTGAACTAGCAGACTTGATCTCGTCGGAGATGGATAAGGCACTCATTGCCCAGCGGAGCGAGAACCTGACAACCGCCTTGAAGAAGGCTGAAGATATCTTAACGAACAACAAAATCAAGAGTAAGACTAACCAGAGGACATTGCTCCAGCGTCTGATTCAAATGGCGAACATGGGAGTTCTGGACTCCGAGATGGTCTACGAAGCATTCCGCCAGACCCATGACTTCCAAAAGAACTATCTTCCATACGATGCTGAATTCGTAAACACGATCCGTCAGTGGGGTGACAGGATCAGCCTGCTCCCAGAGGGTGTGATCCGAAGCATCGAGGAAGAGAAGATGGGTCGAACTTTGATGGAGAAGAGTAAGTTTACGGCATCAGATATAAACTCCAGCTACTGGTATTGGAGTTTGCTATCTCAGATTGGAACTCCAGCACTCAACATTATCTCTGGCGTTAACAACTTGTTTGCAAACATTGCAGTCTGGTCTTTGTATAGTCCGAAGACAGCTCTTCCAATGATGCAGGCACTCTATAGTGCGGTTGCTGGGAAGCAAACCCCAGCAGTGAACTCATTCCTGTATGTCATGCGGAATGGATTGAACCCATCTGGAATGCAGGATGAGAGACGAGCCAAGTATCCGAAGACCAATGTCATTGAGTCTGCAACTCCGCAGAATGCGCCAAAGATTGTTTACTATCTAACTAACTTTGGTGATGGGAAGATCAACTTCTTACCAGACTGGATGAACACACTTCTAAAGTATGGGAGTCCAAAAACATTTATGAGATCGCTTCGGGCAACTGATGCGTTCCTTCGTGAAGTTGCATTTGAAGCAAGGATGGCATCAGCAGGGGCAAGGCCATACGCTCAACAAGGATTTGATATTGCTAAGAGGCAGGCAGAACTTGAACTCGTATCCTCGCAGGCTAAAGGCAAACAGAAAGAGCAGGAGATAATCATTCGTGCCAATGAAATCTACAGGCAGCAGAGAGTAGAAGGTGCAAGACTTGAGTTAGCTCAGATCGAGCAGGATGCATTGGAGACTGTATACAACCAAGACCCACAGGGTGCTATTGGTCAGATCGCAAACTTCGCAAATGGATTCTTGGCAAAATATAAAGGAACAAAATACATCATCCCATTCACGAATGTTGTTGCGAACGTGACTAATGAATTCATCAACTACACTCCCGGCTTCTCTCAATTCCGACTATATCAAGCCAGAAAAAATGGAGTAAACGATCCATTCACCCAAGGAAGATCAGACAAACAATGGGAGCTTGGTATCAAAGGAATGCTTGGCTTTGCAGCATTGGTTGTTCCACTTATCATTCAAGCATTTCAAAGTGGAGATGAAGAAGACCAAGAGAACAGGCCCGCAATTCAGTTGTATGCTGAAGGGCCACGTGATCCAAAGCAGCAACGAATCTGGGCGCAGAATGGCGGCATCAAGTATTCAATCAGAATAGGAGACAAATACTTCTCACTTCTTGGAACACCATTGGTCGTCCCGCTTGCTATGTCTGCAATGTATGCAGAGGAAATTCAAGGCATAAAGAAACGCCAAGAAAAATTAAGTGAGATTGATTATAGTGACCTTGCAGCAAAAGTTCTTTCATCTCCTTTCTCGATTGCATTTGTTGCTGTATTGAACCAATCATTCCTCACTGGTGTATCTGATGTTCTTGGACTCACTCAAGCCAAAGACCCAGTTAAGGAAGGTGAAGGAATTATCTCTGGCATCTTGTCTCGTATGATTGTTCCGGGTGCGCTCCGTGACATAACCAAACTCACAACAAATGAACGAGCAGTTGGAAGCACATGGGCAAGCAACCTTCTAAAAGAAATGCCAGGTTCAATTCACTTCTTGAATAAAGATGTGAACTACTTCGGTGATCCAGCCAGATACCCATCCATTGTAGCAGAAGAAGGATTTGGTCAAAGGTTGGCGAGCTTGTTTGGTAGGTTGGCTTCACAGGAAACTGTAGACCCAGCATTCAAGATCATGTATGACATGAACCTTACTCCTCCTTCTTGGGATTCAAGTTTGGAATGGTCTAATGGGAAGCGCATGACGAAGACGCAGGAGTTGGAGTTTATCCGTTCCGCTGGGCCTGCGATGAGGGATTGGATTGTTGAGAATGAGGAAGCATTGCGTGATCCAGAGCTTGATCAAGAAGAAAGGCAGAATGTTTTGAGCAATGGAATCAGTGGAATACGCCGAGAGTATAAGGCAGAACTTGAGCAGACATACCAAGACGAGATAGGTCTTGACTTTGAAAATATGTAGTGTAGATTTGCTTCGCAGCATTTCGGGATGTTGTATACGTGTTATTCATTAGGTTGACGCACCTCGGAGAAATCTGGGGTGCGTTTTCTTTTATCGTTTCCGATAAAAATATTTTTAGAAATATTATAAAAAACTATTGACGATTATCGGAGGATTGGTAGTATCTACATTGTTGGACGGCACAACCCCCGTCCACATAAAACTAATGAAAGAAACACCAACAGTAAAAAAAGAAGTAGCAGAAAAACCAGAACCTAAATACGCAACTTGGAATATCACGCAACCAAACGACCTCCAACGCGACATCTATCTGCGCTTGGTATCGGCAGCGGCAGCGGACGGACGATTCCTTCTCGGCAATCTTCCCAATGCACAGGCAGTAGTAAAGCAGGGCGACCACCTCAAAGGTGTAGCTGAAATCCTTGCCAAGTGCTACGAATAATGGAAGACGATTACGATTTGAGCAGTGAGATTGAGGAAGAGCGGCAAGAAAGGCACGACCAAGAATGCGCTCGACTTGATTGGAAACAAGGAATCCGCCGACCATTTGACGAACCTGACGATGACGATCACGAATAACTTTGCGCTCCCAGCACCCATGTATCGGGCGTTGGCACACGATGGTTACATGGCAGGTCAAAGGAAAGCTGACATCTCAGTTACTACTTTGATTGGGCCACCGAAGATCAACCAACTCAAGAAACGCTACTCTGACCAGATCGTAGAAGACGCATCCGATAGGGTGTGGGCATTGCTTGGTCAGTCAGTGCATAAAGTTCTTGAGCTGGCAGGAGGCGAAGATGAGATGACCGAGAAGCGTCTATACAAAGAGATCAATGGATGGACGCTGACCGGACAGACTGACCTCTACGAGACTGGCAATCAAACTATCTCTGACTTCAAAGTAACATCGGTATTCTCCTTCCTCCTCGGCGGCAAGTCTGAGTGGGAAGCACAGATCAACCTCAACGCCATGCTCTGGAGAGAGTATGGATACGAAGTCAAGAAGGGTCAGATCGTTGCCATCCTCCGTGATTGGCAGGCAAGCAAGGCAGAGTTTGACAAAGAGTATCCTCAGTGTGCAGTTCACATCGTTGACATACCTCTTTGGGATAACGAAGAGTGCATAGCCTACGCTATGGAGCGGATCAAACTGCACCAAGCGGCGGCAGCAATGCCAGACGATACCATCCCTGCCTGCGATCCAAAGGAACGCTGGGCTAAACCAGATACCTTTGCCATCAAGAAGGACGGGAACAAACGAGCAGCCAAAGTGTGCGAGACATTGGAGGAAGCGCAAAACTTACTTCCTACCTATGGGGCGAAACACTCAATCGAAAAACGAAGCGGTGGGGATATGCGATGCGAGCGTTACTGCTCAGTAGCACCCTTCTGCCACTATTACAAAACAACCTATAAAACTAATGAATAAGAATCTACCGCCTATCGAAAGACTGGCGATGCTGCCAGAAGAGAATAGGCAAGAAGCATTAGACTGGATGGCAAGCCAACCTCCAGCAAGGATAGATGACACTGTTGATCCAATCAGCCGATGGGAAATCCGCATCTCCCTCGGTGGGTTAGCGGACTTCTATCGCATCTACGACAAAGCAACCAAAGAAATCAAAGAACTGGAAGTAAACGAAGATAACTGGTAATGATAATTAATTCTACAACTAAGTTTGCCATAATAGGAACTCTATTAGGATTCGCAACAGGTATAATTTTTGGAACATTATCCGCAGTAATAACATTAACATTAAAATGAGTAACCAATTAGACGGAATCGAACAGAAAGACATCATCAAACGAGTGACTGGTAAGGTCACTAAATTGTGGGAACCTAAGACATTCAATGGCCCCAAGGGTGAGTTCGTCATCCAAGGTGGAGACATTGAGATCGACGGGCAAACCTACGGACTCAAGTTCTTCAACAATACGCAGGAACAATCCATCAAGGGAAATGTAGTCACACTCTCCTCAGTCCGTGGTAAACATGGTCTGACTGGAGTATCGCTGGAGCATGAGTCCTACGATGGTAAGAATGGAAAGGTAGATCGTGACATCATCAAGGTCACAGCTACTGGTAAGGTTGAGTTTGACCGACCAAGCGAAGAGCCTGCCCGTGTTACCTCAACACCCAAGGTTATCGTAACCGATAATCCAGAGAAGGCATTGGATGAGATTGTCGAGCTTCACCAATACATCGATAGCCTCGTTCGCATGGCATACCTTGGCAAGATTACAGACGAAGAAACCCTTCGCTCGTATGTCTCATCGGTCTTCATCGAAGCTAACCGCAAGGGCATTCACTACTCGACCAAGGCCGAAGCACCGAAGAAGGAAGAGCCAGTGAAAGATGAAGCTGATCCCGACGACTGGGGTTCTGTCATCGTCCCATCTGGATCACACAAGGGCAAGAAGCTGGCAGAGATCGGCAAGCCTGCCCTCACTAAACTCTACGAATACTACTTGAAGAAAGGATTTAACACTCCATTCGCTAAGTGCGTAGAGAAAGCAGCAGAAGACTTGAACCTCGATAGCGTTACAACAGACGAGGAAGAAGATAACATTCCTTGGTAATCCTGTTCTCCCCAGAACACCTAACCTAAACCTAAACACAACATGAAAAAGAAAGAATTAGAATTGTTCAGCCCAACTCAAGAGGGGGTTATTGTCCCTCTGTCAACCTACCTCCGTCAAATGGGGGAGTTCGTTAAAACCGAATGGCCGGGGATCAACATCACCGAAGCTCACATCAAGAAGGCATGGAGCAAACTTCAGAAGAACGAATACCTTGGCGACGATGCACCAGATGAAATGCTGGAGATGTATGAGAAGATGTCCGCTGACTTGGACATGGCCGAAGAGATGGAAGAGGAACGCCTTGCCATGCCAGCAGTGGAAGCAGAAGAAGTTGAGGTTGAAGTAACTGAAGACGAACCAGTCAACGAATCCCTCGCCCTTGTGGAGAGCGTGAAGGATGGATTGGAACTCAGTTCATTCACTCAGAAGTTCGACATCGGATCGGGGATGACTCAGTGCGTTCCCAAAGGTAAGGTAGAGATGAAAGACTGGGTGGCTGCATTCGCCTTCGGTCTGACTCTGGAGTCTGGCGCACAATGGATCATCGGTGATTCGGTGGTAGCCTTGGAGAATGCAGGGCATGAGGATGTGGTCAATCAACTCTGCTCCAACTTCAAGAAGTCCTATCCAACTGTCTCTGGTTATGCCCGTGCTTGCCGCGCCTTCCCCGCTGACAAGCGTGATCCTGCCCTTCCATTCACAGTCTATCGTGAGATTGGCAACGCTAACTTCGGAGACAACAGCACAAAGAAGCAGAATGAACTTCTTGAAGCGGCGAAGACTGAGAAGCTATCCTCTACTGAGGTTCGCAACCGAGTGCGGCATGAGCAGGGTAAAGACGACAAACCATCTGGTCATCGCTTCCTCCTTCTCAACGTAGGTAACTTCAGCAACTCAGAAGTCCTCCGCTCAATGCCCGAAGAAGTGCAGGAACACCAACTCTTGATCGACCTTGGCGACAAGTCATGGTTTGATCCAACCGAAGGAGAATGGCTGAAATTCATGAAAGAACAATAATTTATGTCAGAACAAACACCACAAAACGAAACCTCGAAAGCGGTGATGGAAGCATTTACTTTCATCAAGTCCGGTGACGAGACACTAAACGAACGAGTCCATGCAATGGGGAGCCTATTGCATACAGCAGCGATGATGGTCATCCGATCTGAATCCCGCAAGGGTGAAGGGTTTGAAGCTATCAAGTATCTGGAACTTGCCTTCATGTATTACCAGAACTCTCAGTTCCGTAAGCGATTCGATCAACCAGACGAAGAGAAGGATAACCAACCCGTCCTATTCACTCCGTAAATATCGGAAACGATAACAACAAAAAAGCCCACCTTGGATTTCTCCTTGGTGGGCTTATTGCTTTTAGGCTTTCACTTCCTTAGGTGCTACCGAGATAGTTCCATCTACCTCGCCATCCATGAGCGTATCCATGCGCTTGAGTTTAGCATCGAGCGAACTGCATACTGACTCTTCGATGTCTACACCAGCGGCGTAGATGAGATACTGGATGGACTTGGACTTACCGCCAGCGCGATGCACTCGACCAAGAACCTGCTTCAGATCAAAGACTGAATAGGTAGGCATGATGAGAGCAACACGGGAGTAGTTACCATTCACATCGTGTAGGTTCAGACCCTCGCGGCAGGCTTGGATGATACCGATCATCACGCGAGATCGATCACCTTGGAAGGCATCGATGTTGCCGCGACGAACTATATCACTCTGACCGCCGTGGATGGAGCAGGTAGTCTTGAGTTCCTTCTCCATGAACTTGAGCGTCTCGGTGAAGTTGACCGCGATGAAGATACTATTACCCTCCTCGATCAAATCCTTAGCCATAGCACAGACTGCTGGTGCTTTGAAGAGTTCGATTTTCTGACGAGCGCGGGTCATCTCAGCAAGAACAGCACCCATCGAGGATGCGACATTCTCCTGCATACGAATCTGCTCTACCCTAACGAGTAGGTCTTCATATTCTTTTGCGATGTCACGGGCAGTATCCATGTCAAATGCTCTGGCTTGGATGAGCGTCTCTGGGAAGGCACTACCAACATCAGATGGTTTGAGTCGATTACCTCGGTCGGGGAAGATGCGCTTGTGAAGTCCCTTGAGAACTTTATTGCCACCTCTGAACTGCATACCGAACTGAGTCTGCACGCAACCGCAACTATTGAGGAAGCGGAAGTAATCGCGGCCACCTTTATGTAGGCCGAGGAACTGACCGATTGCCCACATCTTAGTAGGATCATCTGCTATCGTAGCCGATAATGCTATAGTCGGGATGTTCTGAATCACAGAATCGCGCAGCAAGAATGCATTCTGAGTATCACCTTGAGCCTTGGCGCGGTGAACCTCATCGAATACAAGATCGGTATCTGGTGGAAGCATGAACTGGAATTCCTTCTTCTTATCATCTGTCCAGCGTCCGATCTTGCTCTTGCCTGTCTTGACCCATTCCCATCCACAAACCTCGTAGGTTTCCACGCCGAGGTATTTCGCCATTCTATGCCAGTCTGTGGTGATGGGCTTGGGGCAGATGACTGCGACCTTCCTGCCTCGTTCTCGCGCAATTGCGAGGGCAATAGCAGTCTTGCCCATACCAGTGCCATGACCAAGTAAGGCACGATTGTATTTAGACATGGAACGAAGTCCAAGTTGAACGGAAGTCAGTTGATACTCAAATAGTTTCTCTGGATAGAGAAGAGGAGGAAGGTCATACTTAACCTCTGGTTCTTCTTTAACTGCATCGTTAGTCGGGATTATCGGGAACGATAAATCGGCGCGTGACCACCAAGCAACTTCCCATTCATCTCTGAACTTGGAAAGCTGAAGACCAAGGTCACCCATAGCCTGCTTGTAGTCATCCTTATCCTCTCTATACAACTCCCAGAACTCCGAGGTGACGCTCGCCTTCCGAAGAAGACGAGGGCCACGCTTGGTGGAAGTGGACATAGGTTGAGAGAACTCAAGTGTATCGAGTAATGCTTTTAGGTTCACTTTTTAGGTTTAGTTGGTTGAGGTTTTGGATAGACCGAAGAACGAAACTTCGGCACATTGTTTTCGCAGTGGCGAATGATGCGGATGTATGCCTCTGGTGGAAGGCAGGTTGGTTGGTTTTTTTCTACTGCACTCATTGATTATATTTGTTGTTGATGTGTTGGATGAGTTGATCGAGGACAGACTGCTTGTTACCTTTGAAGCCGAAGTCTTTCTTGACCTTGGCATAGACTGATCCTTTGCTATGTTTCATGCCAGCTACTTCTAACTTGAGTGCTGACTTGAGTCGGAGAAGAGCATAAAGCTCAAACTCTTGCGGGGTTTCTACTGTATACATAGGTTTCTGTTTGTATAGGTTGTGTGTTCTCATTTGATGCTTTAATGAAGTTTTCCCTTACCATATAGTAATCTAATACGGCATTGAATTTCTCAGAGAATTCCGGCATATTGGAATAAGACATGAGAGTCACTTTTTTTTCCGACTCAAAGTAACGCTTTGCGTCTTTGTCTTGCTTAGAGTTATGCCATACGCTCGCGCAGTGGTATGCGTGATTGATGACTTGGTTTTCAAGGAATTTATCCATGTTATTTATGTTTTGGTTTTTCCGATTACACCATGTAATCAGACTATTCCCCACTATCGTTTCCGATAATGGAGAATGTGTCTAACTACTTCCAGACAGGGCCGAGGGACTCCAAGTATCTATACATTGGAGTTCCGATAGGGATAAGACGCGACTGACCATCGCGGCGAATCCACTCACACCCAGTTAGTTTTCCATTTTTGGAATACCAAGCCGAGCATTTCCCAGTGAAGTATGATGAGGTTATCTTGTGAAGAGCAAACCCAAGCATTCCATCAAATGTTACTTTTTGTATTTTCATGATTTTATGGCTACTAAAAGGTTTTCAAAGCAAGCGTGATCGTAGCAATCTTCTGCTGAGTTGAATGGGCCTTGAGACATAGCCATGTCATCATAGTAATACCATCCGGGATGTTCGATACCTGTCACTTGGAAGGGATCGACATTCTTGATAGCTTCTTTGATGTTGTTGATGAACTCTTGAACTTCTGGAAGCCAGCAATTATCGTTATACTCGATCCAATTACCATCGCGGATCATGTAATCTTGATAGTTGTTAACCTCCTCGCGGAAGGCGGTGTAGTCATAGTCTTTAAGGACATCACCTGCTGACATATGAGTGAATGGGCCACCTACCTTGTAGAAGTCATATCTTTCATTGAGCATCTCGATAGTAGCTTCTTCGACATCTATGTATTCATGTTCATCATAGACTTTTTCTTCTAAGTATTGTTCTCTTGTCATGTTATTGTATTTGGTTATTGTTTCGTGTTTTTCTACTTACACCATGTAAGCAGACTGCTGGCATTATCGTTTCCGATAACACCAGAGTGTCTGACTACGCCCAATACTTGCCGTCACATACGCGAATGACTTGCTTGTCTTTCTTTGTTATGATGGTGACAAGTTTTTTCTTGGGAGTGGTGGCGCGGACAACGCCGATCTGTTTGATGGGGATGGCATCGAATAGTTTTCGAGCCTTTACCTTACTTATTTCGAGCATAGGAATATGACTGCAATGGTGAGTTGAAAGAATAGAACGAACATCAATAGTAATAACTTATCTTTGTTCATGCTATAGCTTCTACTGCTTTGCGCTTTTGGTATCCATGAGGATTGATCCATATGGACGGGAGGTTACTGCGGCGGTAATTGCCATCGCATAAACCACACTCTGCACAATGCAATCCCTTGGCATCTGCGAGACATTCCATATCGTTAACGAGAGGCTCGGTAGTGACAGTGAATGTGCGAAGGCCGAGGTTCTTAGCATACTCTACATTACCTGCATTTGTAGATGCCATGAAGTATCTACCATATGCTTTGGCAAGTGGCGCGGGCATTTGATGCCAGTCATGGAAGTATCCTGTGATACGCTTGGCGAGCTTGGCAATGTCATAGACCATTTCCAGAGGAATGTGGGATGGATTACCATATGCGCCGAAGCGGACATAAGGAACAGAGAAGAAATCATACCACTCGCGTGTTCCCATATGGAGATAACCATACGAGCCGCGCTGATATGCTCGCCAGATTGCACCGAGAGGATTGTCATTTACATAACATCCTTGCTTAGATGCAAACTCACAGCCATTGCATTGATTGTCTGCGTCTGGGCCTTTGCGTGATTCGGTAGGATGCATACGCGCATCCATAATCCAAATCTGAACGCTCTTGCCTGTCTTGCGGTTTTTGCTGTTGATTGTAGCGATTGCTACAATGTCATTGGTTTCATGTATAATATACATTAGGTTTCGTGTTTTCCGACATGGTTGTATGTCAGACTGCTACCGACTATCGTTTCCGATAATCGGTAGAGTGTCTAACTGACCAAGTTTTTAACTGAGCGATGTAACTCTCTAAGTTTGTTAATCCTATCTAACATAGTTGGAGTCCAATCACCATTTCCATATCGCGACCATTCTACAGATATTGCATCTTTGGGAATACAAGCTCCAGATGGAATATCGCCATGATAGAACTGGAAGAACCATCTATCTAAAGTTTGCTTTTTAGTTTCACCAACAGCAAATGTCTCTCTGATGTCTTGTCCTGCCCAATAGAAGATACGGAGTCTCCACTTTAATTTAGTTTTTTTCATTTGTTTCGTGTTTTCGCCGACTGGTTGTAGTCAGCCTGCTGTCCTGCTATCGTAAACGATAACAGAACAGAGTGGCTAATTACTTATCTTCAAGATAGCGATATGCTTCTACCCAATCACGGATAGATTTGCGCCAGTATGTATCATGTCGCCATTGCCAATGGCGTTTGATGTTCACCATAAGTGATACTTGGAGTGTAAACTTGATGTGATAAGGCATATTATTTAATAATAAGTAAATCCATCAAAAGTAATTGCTCCATACCATATACTTTGCGCTCACCGCAGCATTCGCAAAGATACTTAGAAGCGTCTGGCTCAACGCCATCGACTTCTTCACCGCAGGTTAAGCACCATCCGGGCGAATCCATACCGAACATGATTTGTTCCATCTCTTCGGTGGAAACGACAGGAACGATATACTCGTTGCCTTTATCGGATACGATAGTCTTTGTTGTCATTATAAGCCCTCCGGTTTGAATCCTTCTTCACCGCGAAGAAAGCCCTTGGCGAATGCTGTAATGCAAGCGTCAAGGACAGCTGCGGGAACATGACCATATGTCATCACATGGGAACCAGCGCTCATTACAGAGTAGCCTTTACCATTTCCAATGGACTGACAAGACAGATCAAAGTGGATACCAGTTACATTGTAGAGATATCCGAGTCGATCGACTAGATGTTGTTTTGTTATTTTCATTTGTTTCGTGTGTTGTGACTCTGCGTTTGCGTTGTGCTTTACGGGCTTGTCACCGATTGATTATCGAACACGATAACCAAGCCGCATTAACCGCTAACGCTATCGTAAACGATAACGCTAACGGCACACGAAAAACCGAAACTGAAAACCTAAAATGTTAAATGATCTATTGTCGTAGGAAAACTAACTCTTCCTCGACTATGAATAGTGTATCACAACATACCCATTTTGTCAATAGTTTAGTGTATTTATTTTACATTTTGTAAAAATATTTTTATTGATTTATCGGACACGATAATCTACTTTTCCGACCATGAAAGCAAAGAAACAAGTCGATGCCCGTAAGAAGTGGGATATGGATAAAGTGAGGGCATTATACATCCAAGGCACGGAAATCGCGGACATAGTAAAGATGCCAGAGTTCAATGGACTCTCACGCTTCTATGTGAAGAATGTAATGATCAAAGGTAAGTGGTCACAGCAAAGACAGCTCATTAGGACGCAGTCCACGGGGATGATTGAGAAGACCATTGTGGACGCAATGAAGGAGCAAACCGAAGACCATCTGAGGTTTATGCTGAAACAGATCAGCGAAGAGCGAGCCGAGATAGTTGCCAGAAAAAAGATGGGTAACATAAAAGACCAGCGGGAACGCTTGGAAGTGCTGGCAGAATTAGATAAAACTGCGAGAAGGACGCTCGGCTTGGATGAACAAAACATTGCAGATAAACGAGCAATGAGTGTGAATGCAATGATCAGCCTCCATGTAAGACCACCAAGCAAAGCGGAGGAAGTGGAAGTAATATCCACGGAACATATCAAGGACGGGGAAGTGGAAGAAGTGGAGGATGCGGCGGCTATCGTTAACGATACTGAGGAGGATGTGGAGGAAGTGGAAAAACTGCCGAGCTGACCGGATTTGACCGATTATTTTTTGGCACAAAAAAGGGTGACACCCGAAGATGTCACCCAATTTTTTAGAGGAGCCTAAAAGTGATAAATGCCGCCATAAGGGCAAGCACCAGCACTTTTAGAAGCACTTTTGTTTTAATATCCATTTTACTTTTTAGCTTTAAGGGTTTGAACTGCGGCAGCTGCATCCGCGTGCATTAATAGGTAGCCTACTAAATTTAGCTTTGCGATAACCTGCCTTCCAATCTTTAATCGGTTTTCATGTTCTGCGAGCTTGGCCAGCTTGTCCGTGTAAGACAAGAGAAGCGATTCCAATTTTCCTACCTCATCACTGATATTTATCGGATGAGAGTCGGTCTTTTCCTCGCTTGTATTGCTTTGAACGGTCGGCTTAGTGTCGCATGCCTTTTTGACAGCGCGGGGACTTTCCCCTTTATTTAAGAGAGCGAAAGCCTTTTCGTTGCCATCTTTCAAGAGTTTCGATACTTCGCGCAACCCGTAAAGATCGCGAACCTTTTCGACCGCCAATCCCTTATCCTCAAAAGAGGGGAGGGCTTTGGCTATCGATAACAAGTTAACCGGAGTTGAACCCGACCAGCGTGCTTTTAATTGTTCACCGAACGCTTTAGACTCTGCTTCCGGTTTACTCTTAAAAAGCCAACCAGCAAAGAGAATCGCATCACGCATGGCAGACTGACCAGCGTCCAATTTTGTGACAACATAGCACACAGCGTCTTCAACTGATATGTCCGCCGCTTTGCTGCTTTCCAGATAGCCAAGAGAGTTCCTCTTGAACATCTGGTCAATTACAATCGGCTCGCGCACTACGCTAAGGTTCACTGATTTTGCTGCTTTTTGTTTAGTTGCTGTTTTCATGTTTTATCCTTTGGTGTATCTACAGGCCACAAGCAAAGCATAGTTTCTACGCTAACAGAGTTAATTCTCTGCCATGATGGACTCATTGCCAATAGATTGCCAAAGGCTAAAAAAGTAAATTCAGATTATTCAAAGAGCGATTGTCAAAAGGAACGTCTCCCATCGACAAGAAAAGAATATCAGCAAACCTTCATTCCGTCAATAGAATCGGAGAATTATTTTCAAATTATTTTATCGTTACGATAATAGCAAAGCCTGACAATAATGTCATATATTCTGTGTCATGTATTCTATGTCATGACATAAAAGTAAGGAATCTCTTTTTTCTGTGAGGCTGGATGCCACCACCGGACTACCCCACCATGCCTGACTGGCTGAAGCCTCCAACGGAATACCCCTCTCCATAGAAAAACTCGTTTTTTATGCAATGCGCATATTTATACTCTCCCCATAAAAACTGCCTTTTTGTATGTCAATATAGTTTATTGACGAGTTTTATATGATGCTCATGTGCAATCCAAGCTAAAGTCGTATGGTTAGCTTGGGTTTTATGCAATGTCGTATGCTAATGTCGTATGGTTAGCTTAGGTCTTATGCTAAAGTCTTATGTGCTGCTCATGTGCAGTTATCGTTAACCATCCTTTAGTTTTCGCAGGAGTAGATGGTATCTTGGAGTTTGAGTTTTGGGAGGGTGGGTAGGGTGTAGGAGTTATCTTGGAAGGTTATTCTGTTGGTGGGTTGGATAGTTAGTCTTCCGTTGTCCAGTTGGGCGAAGATGAATTCTTTGTCTTGGTCTGGGCTATCTGACCAGCCGTCGTTTAGGTGGGTGGTGGAGAATAGGTATTTACCTTTGTAGGTATTTGGGCCGATCTTCGCGGTTATTGGGAGGCCCGTGAGTATTGGGTTCTGGAGGATGGTGAAATTATATGAGTAGCAGTCCCAAAGTTGGCTTTCTTCTATTCTCCATCCTTCTAATGCTTTCTCTTTGAATCTGACTGCGTTTGGTGGGAGGTTTCTGTAGAGTGCGCCGCCTTCTCTTAGGATTACGTTTATTCCCCATGCTCTGGATGGGATGCTGGTTAGTCCTACCCACATAGCTTCTACTGGGCCTACTGGCTTTTCGTGTGTGTATTCGCTATCTATCCAGATGTAGCGGTGAGTTGGGAGTGCGCCGATTTTTGTATTCATTTTCTCTTAAGATACGCTTGGCAGAATAAATTATATTTTCCGCGCCATGCTGCCATAAGGCGAATGTATTTGAACATCTTGATCTGGCGGCTGCGCCACGATTCATATACTTCTTCTGGTGTTTCTCCTATTAGTTTTAGGGATTTCTTCCAGTGGTTTAGTTCTTCAAGTGCAACCTCTAAAGATTGTTTTGCATCTTCAAGTTCGTATTCAAGTTGTAGTTTTGTATTCATGTTATCGGTTACGATAATCGTTGGATGCTGCCCAACCTTGTCGGAAGGTTACGCAGATTAGTTCTTGGGAGAATAGCCATATGTTGAAGTCTTCGTATTGGTCTGTTAGCCACGGATAGTAGTTTAGGAAGGCTTTGTGACAGTCTTTCATTTTCTCGTTGTTGTTTCTACTATGAAGCAGGCTACTACTATGCTCCATGCTAAGATTATTGCTACAATTTGGTCGTTCATGGGTATAACGCTTTCCGTAGGTTCTTATACTCTTCTTCTAATAAAGAGAATGATCCTGTAGGCAGTTTTTCGTTTATCGCAGATAGTAGTGCGTGAGCAGCGGCGGCGAGTTTATCATATTCCTCTGCGTTTACATACCAATCTTCGGTTTTGTATGCTTGTTGTTTTGTGAATTTCTGTATCATGTATCGAGTAGTTTTGCTCCATTTTGGTATCCGCCGCAGTGGATGATTTTGTCTCCCCGCTTTACTACAAATACAGATGGTTTCCCACTATGATCCCAGTAGGAGGTTAGTTTCTCCTGCTTAAATTGGACTACTGTGACTCCCATTTTTTCTGCTATTTCTAAGGCTATTGGGTCGGATTTGTAGATTTCTTTGTAGAGGACTCTCTTTATCTTATAGGCGGATATGGTCTTTAAGCAGTCTCTGCATGGAAGTAGGGTGGATACCAGTGTCTTTCCTTCGCCGGGTTGGGTATACCTCAAGGCATTTTGTTCTGCGTGGATGACGAACTTTGATCTCTCTTCTCTGGATGACCAGTCTTCTTCTACACCTTGAGGGAATCCGTTATACCCTACTGATGCTATGGAGTTGTCTTCTCTGAGGATCACCGCGCCGACTTTATGCCACGGGTCTTTTGACTTCTTAGACACTACATCAGCTATACTCAT